GTGCGCAGGCGGGCAGGTGCAGGCGGGTACGCAGGTGCAGGCGAGCGGGCAGGTGGGTGCGTACGTACGTGTGCGTGCCCGAGCGTACGGGTGTGCGCATGGGTGTGCGTATGTATACGTATGTGTACGTATGCGTGTGCGCCTGTGTGTGTGCGCCCGCGCGCGTGGGTTGATTTCTTCCCACCCTTTTTATATCAACCCCCTTTACCGAGCGTGTGCCTCCGCACGTCCGTCCGCGTGTCCCTCTGCGTGTCCGCGTGTCCGTCCGCGTGTCCATCTGTGCGCTCCAGCGTGTCCGCGCGTACCCAGGCGCGTACCCAGGCGCGTGTCCGCGCGTGAGCGTGTATGTGTAGGCGTCATGTATGTGTGATGTGTGATGCGTACCTATGCGATGCGTGTATAGAGGCGCATAATGCGAGGCCAAACAGCGTTTTAACAGGGCTTTAACACTTTGGGCCGTTTTACTGCCCTATGTTTGCAGTGTTCAACCAATCAAAAATTCACAAATTATGGACACTTTAACGAAGTTAAACAGACAAAGAATCGCACTACTCAACGGAGTTGAGGTAATGTCTCACCTTTACGAAGGGGCAGTGTATGTACACAACAACGCAGTTGTTCAGTTCGGTGAGGTTATAGATAACCTAACGACCAATGCTAAGGTAAAGTCCCTATGGGACGAATACCTTTGGAATGAGTATGATGATGAATTTTTATACTAAAAATTAAACACTAACCGAACCCCCTTCGGGGGGTTCACAAAACTAATCGAAGATGAACTTTTACGAAGTAAAAAAATCCGAAGCCGAAATCCTAACTAACGTAGTTAGAGAGCAAAAAGAACGCTTTGACTACATCTTAGATGTAGAGTGGCGCAGACTAGTTATGGTCTCAAATTTCAACATAGTTGTCCCCCACAGCGAGGACTTGATTAAAACCACCCGCGAAATTTTCCGCGCCGTTTTTGGTGCACATGAGAAGATGTGGTGTGCCATAGGCAACGGCAAAATTGGGACTGCCGTAGGTCTAGACCTAAACGAACTTGTGAACTCTTTTATCCCCGTAGGGGATTTGGTCGAGTGTGGCCAAGTCGGGGGTTATGAGGCGGAGATGTCGTGCATGATGAACGCCCTAACTGAGGGAATGAATCGTAGATTCAAGGAGCATGTTAAGTGGAATGGCGAACAAGGTGTAGACCTTGAAGTGGACTACTATGTAGTCGATAGCGACCCTAAATCGTTTTACGATTACGTTCACTGCATGGTTTGGGAGCCATCGGTAGTGGCTAGTTGGTAGTCCTACGGACTAAAAAAAGAACCGTACTATTTGTAGTCCTACGGACTAAAACAGCGACAAAGAGAGGCCCTTATAGGGCCTTTTTTTATGGCCAGTGCTGAAATGTTAAGGACTTGTTAATGACTGATTTTAAGCCGTTTTAAGGCACTTTCTCGGTCTGGGTGGTATGGTGGTGCTACTTTTTGCCGTTATGCTCTTAATCGGGCTAAAAAGGGCCTCTAGTGGCTTCCCAGTTGTGGGAGGTGGTGGTGGATTGTGGGGTCGGGTGTGTGTGTGGGCGTGTATTGTTCGCCCTCTCTTTACAAGAGAGACCCCTAGCGCATACGCTGTACCCTCGCACCCCTCAGCGCATACCATGTGCGCGTAATATCACCCGCCCGAAATACCGCGCGTGTGTGTACCCCTGTGGGCGCGTGTGCATACGCCAAACCTGTGTGCGCGTTTCATCGCGTGCGTACCCCCGTGGGTTGCGCGAGTGCGTTTCGGGTGCGCGTGCGCGTGGGTCCTGTATATATATTATCCCCACCGAAAACATTTCTCAGCAATTTTTACGAACCCCCCGGATCCAAAAAGAAAACCCCCCGCTGTGAACGGAGGGCTTGTGGTAATACGCTGTTGATGCAGTTGGGCTTGCGAAAATTTTGAGCAAAATAGTGGCCCTTAAAACTGAATTCCGTCAAGGCTTGTCATTACGGAGGCGTCTAGACGTCTTAAATCCACTGTGACTGGTGTCTGTGGATTGTTGACTCTGTGCCCGGGTACGTCCTTAGACGGGATGAAGGTACAACATATTTTTGTAAATGTCAATAGGTACAAATACCTAATCACTACGCATAGTCCTCATAGGTAATCCAAACATCTTCTCCATCTTCCAGGGCTTCTGCAATCGCAGGATAGATGTCTTTGTAGGCGTCAGTACTTCTGCCGATGGTTCCTTTCATGTCTGTAGTGCGGCCTACCAGGAGACAACCTGCGGTATGCTCGTCAGTGTTTCCAATATGGATTAGGATGTATTCAAATCCTGGAACGTCTCTGACCCATAACATCCCTTTGTGCATGTTAGGGAACTTGTCGCTGTATCTTTTATGGAAGCCACCTACTTTGCGTAAGGTGATCTTATAACGACCCATTGGGATTCTGGTTTCTCCCGCAACCTTCTCATCACGGTGTTCGTCTTCTAAGGTGAAGCAAAGGAACTTTCTCTCCTCACCATGTGTTTGAAACAACGCTCCGATAGTAAAGTCTTCTGCGCTGTATTGTCTTTTTACAAGTAATTCCATAGTCACAAATATAGGGTACCTTTGTTAGATGGATTTAACACAACTATACAACAGCGGGTACGGTAAGTATTCCGACAAAGGAAACATACACACGTACGTTCAAGGGTACTACAATGAGGAGTTCTTACTTCCTCAAAGCAAAAAGAACATCCTAGAGATTGGGATTATGCACGGAGGGAGCCTCATGCTTTGGCACGAGTACTTTCGTGCAGCCAATATCGTGGGGATGGATGTGGCTGAAGATTCTCTAGATTTCTTTGAGAAGAACAAAGAGGAGATGCAACTGGAGTGCGACAGAGTTATTACTCATATTATAGATGCGTATACTGAGGAGGCTTTAGACTTGTACGAGGATAATTACTTTGACTACATCATTGACGACGGACCACACTCACTCCCCTCTCAACAATATGCTGTAAAGCATTATCTTCGCAAAGTACGTCCCGGTGGTAAACTAATCATTGAAGATGTACAAAGCGAGGACTGGTTTGAACACCTACGTGCTGCAGCAGACCCGGAGTTAGTTGCTGGTACCAGGGTTGTCAACCTCAACGTGAAAAAGCGTTACGACGATAGGATATTTGAAATCACAAGAAGATGATGAAGAAGAAGTACGCAACAGGAGGCAAGAATCCGAAAAAGAAGAAGCCGAACCTAAAGAAGACTGATACGTTCGCAGACTATAAGACAGCGGCTAGTCAGTTTAGCGACTACAACCCAGAGAGCGATACTGTGTTTGTTGGCATGTCCTTAGATCCTGGAGCAGCAGAAAGACAGACGCAACGCTCAGCAAATATTTCAAGCGCAAAGGGCGCATCGGATAGCAACTACAATGCTATACCGAAAATGTATAAAACAAAGAACGAAGAAGGCAAAACAGTTTATGTTTCGCTAAGTAAACATAGTAAGTATTCTCAAGGAGGAATTATGCAATCAAAGAAATACAGAGCAGGCGGTCAGAACCCACCACAAAAGAAACCAACGTACGGTCCACCTAAGCCACCGGGCTACAAAGAACCTAGCAAGGAGGAGATGAAGGAGATAAAGGACGAGGCTTCTTACAACAAGATGCGTAAGGAACTTGACCGTGAACTTTCTTCTATGAAGAAGCGTGGTGCTACTGAAGACCAAATCAACAAGTATGCTGACAAGATGATCAGCGCCTGGGCAAGAAACAGATGATGAAGTACAGAAACGGAGGACCGGTAGGACCGAAGAAAGGTCCAAAGACTACGAAACTCACTAAGGCGTATGTAGAACAGCAAGAGGGTTTCGCAAAGAAGCAGTACGAGCAGTCGTTAAAGAATGCGCGTATGAAAAGTAGCGACGGCAAGATTAGCCAACGCGACAAGTCTGATGCCGAGATTGCTGCATTAAAGAATGCTTACGTTGACCTAGACTACAGCAAACTCTCTCCACAAGAGAAGCAATACGTAGAGAAGCACCAGAAGGAAATGAAGCAGTACTTATCTTCTCCCTCTGTGTTCTCTGCACCAATGGTGAACGAAGACGTTACCATCTTCCAGGTAGACAAGAAGAAGAAGTACCGTAAATGAAACTAAAGAAGACCAACAAGAGCATTAAGGTACCGGCCCCAGAGGGATACCACTGGATGAGCGAGGGTGGTCGTCATTTCTTAATGAAGGGAGCCTACAAGCCACACAAGGGAGCCTCGAAAGAAGCACCGTTTAGATTGGTGACCCATAACAGCGGTGAGCCGAATACGGCTATGGAATCGGCTCGTCGGGCTAAGAAACGTTAAAGGAATCTTTACCATCCATCTTATTATAGAGGCGGGCCACTAAGAGCCTGCCTTTTTGCGTTATGGCATAGCGCACCCTGTAGTTCATCTTGGTCTCCTCTCTAAAGAAGTGGTCCTCCATAGTCTGGCTAGGAGTGAGTTTATCGAAGTGTTTGTATATCCATCCCTTGTTAGCCAGTGGGTAGATGGTACGCTCTGCGAGTTTGGTAGCACTCTTGCCCATAGCATCTGCTACATACTTGATGGTCCAGAACTCCAGGTCGTATATAAAGAATAGGAAATCCAGTTCTGCTTTACCGAGGTCGCTGTTTTGTTTAGCGTCCAGGTACATGTAGTGAAGGTTCTTTAGATGGTTAGCATGCAAGTGCTTCTTTTCCACCTTAGAGAACTCACGAAACAATTTCTTTCGGCTTACCCTACTTTTCGCCATATCTGTATCTTTGTTACAAAAGTAATACGTATGGCATCACTTAGCGGAAATAAAATTAAGGACACCTATAATCTCCTGTTGAAACTGGAGTCAGCAGAGGTATCGTCCTCTGAGCAGGTGGTAGAAGATGGTGCAGGTAACAATACCGCATTGAAACTTTCTACCGACACAGTAGAGACTACTGGAGAATTGAAAATCTCTGGGACGCCTTCTACTTCCACATCTAATACAACAGCGTTGATGCTCAGCACCTCTGGTGTTGTAGTGACGCGCGACCTCAGTACCAACCCAATCGGTACAGCATCCATCACTCCAAACCTACCTATTGTAGCCACAGGTTCTACAGTAGGACTGGCTGACCCTGTAGCGCTTTCTCAGATTACTACTCCTGCTAACGTAGATAAATATCTTGTTTGGGATGAGAGCGCTAGCGAATACAAGTATATCGAGTCCGGTGATATGATTGCCAACGCAAACATTACTGCGAACTCACCGCTTACAGCAACTGGAGCCACCATCGGTGTGGATGATCCAATAAACTTGAGTCAAGTAAGTACACCGTCTACAGATGACAAGTATTTGATTTGGGATGAAAGTGCTAGTGAATACAAGTACATCGACCAGAACAATCTAAAGAACTCAGTGGTATCTGGTGTAAACATGTTTATAGCGAAGAAGGCTAGCAGTTCTGGTCTATCAACTACTTCGACGGCAAGTATTGGTGTATGGGCGGAAATCGCTAATGACTCTGGCGCTACCGGTGCTACCTCTGTAGCCTCTAGTTCAGTGCTTTTCGGAACCGAAACAAACAGTAGTGGTAATCCTATTTTTGACCTAGCACAAACTTCTGATCCAAACGACTCTGTGCTTATCAACGAAAAAGCAGGATGGTTTAAAATAACAGCCAACCTTGCGTTTACTACTGCGTCAAACTTGACAGCATATTTAGAAATATACGAGTCTGTTGGTGCTACCGTATTAATGAACGTGGACGTAGAGTGCCCGTCTGGTCGAACTACAGACGTAACCATGTATACGGTATGGTACAGCGACGGCGCATCTGGATACAAGATTATGGTTAGAGGACAGGGAAGCGGCGTTGGTGTTATTGGAGGCGCTGCTTTGAATAAACTAACGGTAGAATACCTAGGGGCCAACACAGCATTGTAATGACTGAAAAGGAAAGAACAGAGTTCTTCCAATTGATTCGTCTCAAACTAGACGAGATAGAAGATATAATGGAAGCATACGGAGGCAAGCAGCAATTCTTGTCGATGTATTGCTTTGGAATATATGTACCAGAGGAGGATGAAACTCCGGACCGTTATGAGATGATGGCGGGAATGCACATGGCTATGGAAGACGAGTTCGACCTAATGTCCAGCACAGTGCGCGAATGCTTTGAAGACCATATCGACAATCCAGACGAAGGCGATTCTGGTACCATTGATTACTGGTTAAATAAATAGAATGGAACTTATTAGAAAAATCATAATCGGGCAAAACCCGAAGGATGCCATGGCTTATTACGTAGGCCAACGCGCAGGAGAGTCAATCATTGATTCAATAGTACTGGACGAAAGATGTTTTGTGAAATACGGAATTCGTCGCTATCTTGTATACATATATAATGAAAGCGAGGGCACGATGCTATGGAAAACCATAGACGACATGCCGGTACTAATTGAACATGATTGTGACTTCAAATGATTGTAATTGACAACTTCGTAAAAGACAAGGCTCTGCTTCAAGAGATTGAGGACAGTAAAGAGCAATTCTTTAATGACAACGGTAACTACTATTACTGGAACGGTTGGTGGAACTCACCGGCCGACTCCGTAAAGAAACGCCTCATTGAATACCTATGGGGTACAAACTCTCCACACGAGCCCATTGCTCTTGATGGGTTTGAATACTGGACGGGTCAGTTCGGGGAAGGTAGAAGCAGCGACTACCTCAACATGCACTTAGATAAGGACGAGAAACTATGGGCGGACAAACAGGAATTGTCTAGTCCCATTATCGGAACTGTGTTCTATCCTATTGAGATGGACATCGAAGGCGGATACCTAGAGGTGTTCAATGACGGTGAAGACAATAAACCAGAGCGCATCCAAGCCAAGTTCAACAGACTGATTATATTTGATGCAGGTGGCACGCACCACAGAGTAACAAATGTAACGAAAGGGTTACGCTCTGCGATTGCAGTAAACCTATGGAACAAGAAGCCAACCACAGACTTTAAGTACGAATGAGATCGCTCAGACATTTCCTGGTACGTGTTCCTAACGTGACTAAGGACACCATTACAGTCAATGGTGAGCAACTATATCTAGACACCAAGTTTGATGAATTCAACCACCGTACCATGGACGGAGAGGTGGTAGCCACACCAGCCAAGTATGATACAGAGGTAGAGGTAGGCGATACCATGTACTTCCATCACCATGTAGTGCTTGGTGGTAATCACCTTATGTTGTCCGATGAGACAACCCAGTTGGAGGAAACGCAGAAGCGTGGTCAGTTCATTGACCCAGACGACGATGTATACGTAGTGTACTACGATGGAAACCGAGATCCTATCTCTGTACAGGCATACGCATTCAAGAGCAAGAGAACTGGAGAGATACGTCTGCTGAGCGATTGGGTATTTCTAGTGCCGGAAGAACAAGAAGAAGCACAGGAAGAAGAATACGAATTCGGAGACCACGTCATCTACTTGCTTCCCAAGAAGGAGGAGCCAGAGGAAAAGTTTGGGTACGTTAAGTGGTCCTCTCCTAAGTTAGATGAACTAGGCCTGGTGCCAGGAGACAAGGTGCTGATTAGAAAGAATGCCGACTACATGATGGAAGTCGATGGAGAGAAATTGTATAGAACATTTTTGAAATCAATTCATGGCAAAGTCGAAGAAGTATAACAACATTGATACCGCTGTACGTCTAATGGAGGCGATGCAGATTGCGATAGAGAACATGATACAGGAAATACAAAAGCCTGTAGACAAGGAACTTAGTGGTTCACAACGCAAGGCAGAGTTGCAATCCATAAAGCAAACAGCGGTAGACGCAAAAGACTTAATCGTTGAAAGAGAACGACTGGAACAACTTATCAAAGGATTACAGCAAGATGGGGAAATTAAAGAAGAACGAGACTACTCCGGAGGATTCGCAGAGCAATACTCCAAGTAGTCAAGTCTTCATTTACTGGGACTACTAATAGGTAGCCCAATACGATGTGTGTGAGTGTACAGCGGTGATGCCACAGTCTTCGATGACGCAGGTTTGAGCCGCTGCACTCGTGCTCGAAGCACAAGATGATAACAAACACACAGCACAAATTCCTAATAATACTCGCATAAGCCGTGATGTTAATTTAGTGTTAAGATAGTAAAATGGCGGGACTTGTACAAATAGAAGATGAAATTGTAGTCAATATATGCCCTGACAAAACCGAAGGAGACGTCAGGCTATACTTTGACTTGCCTATTCAATTCCCTAAGAAACCAAAGAAGAAAGACATCCTATTCCACGATAAACCAAAAGCAGAACAGCGTTGGCAGCGCAAGGAACTGCCCGACGAGTTGCGTAGGATACGTTCTATGGAGGAGTGGATGGAAATGCCAGAAGCATTCAGAAAGAAGTACACCCCATACGTTAGTGAAGAATTTAAAAGAAGAAGAAATGGAGTATGGTTTTACAACAACGGGGTACCTACCTATATCACAGGAAACCACTACTTTTTCCTACAGTGGTGTAAGATTGATATCGGATACCCATCGTACCTCGACTTTCAAAGGAGACTATTCATACACCTTGAGGCCTGCAATGTAGACCCTAGGTGTGTCGGACAGATATATGTGAAGTGTCGTCGTTCTGGATACACGAATATGTCTGCCGCTGTTCTGGTTAACGAGGGCACACAGGTAAAGGAGAAACTACTGGGGATTATGTCTAAGACAGGATCGGACGCCCAGGAAAACATATTCATGAAAAAGGTAGTGCCTATGTATAAGTCGCTGCCTTTCTTCTTTAAGCCGATACAGGATGGTACTACTAACCCAAGAATGGAACTCGCATTTCGTGAGCCGTCTAAAAGAATCACTAAGAAGAACAAAACTTCTTCAAGAGGCGAAGCCCTTAATACAATCATTAACTGGAAGAACACTACCAACAACGCATACGATGGGGAGAAACTCCACATATTATATCTTGACGAAGCAGGCAAGTGGGAGAAGGGTAATGATATACGAGAGGCATGGCGAGTGCAGCGCACTTGTTTGCTTGTAGGTAGAAAGATTGTAGGAAAGGCTATCGTAGGAAGCACAGTGAATCCATTAGACCGTGGCGGCAAGCAGTACAGAGAGATGTACTATTCTAGTAGTGTTAACGAAAGAAACGAGAACGGCAGAACCAAAAGCGGCTTATACAGCGTATTCATACCAGCGTACGAATCATTGGAAGGATTCTTTGACGAGTATGGTATGCCTATTGTAGAAGACCCAGAGAAGCCAATGATTGGCCTTGAGGGAGAGTACATTAGCATCGGCGCTAAGACTTATCTGAAGAACGAAAGGAAAGGACTCTCTGGTGATTCTTACGAACTCAACGAAGTCATCCGTCAGTTTCCATTCACAGAAGCAGAAGCATTCAGAGATAGCGCCAAAGCATCGCTGTTTAATGTACAGAAGATATACGAACAAGTAGAATACAATCAAGACTTGTTCCCTTCTCCGATTGTTGTAGGAAACTTCGGTTGGGCAAACGGAGTGATAGATAGCGAGGTAGTGTTCAAGCCAGATGCAAACGGACGATGGAGAATCGCATGGCTTCCCCCAGTAGAATTGCGAAACAAAAACAAACCAGAAAACGATTGGCTAGGATGTGCTGGAGTCGATAGTTATGACATTGATGCTACGGTAGACGGACGCGGTTCAAAAGGTGCATGTCATTTCTATAATAAATTCAACATGCAACACCCTTCAAATATGTTTGTTGCAGAGTATGCTTCTCGCCCGCCTTTGGCTAAGATTTTCTACGAGGATATATTGATGGCTGCTAAGTTCTATAGTTACCCAGTATTGATTGAGAACAACAAGTACGGTATCGCAAGGTACTTTGAATCAAGGGGTTACAGCCACTTCCTGTTGGACAGACCAGAACACCTTACCTCTAGTTACGGAAGCAAGACAAAAACAAAAGGTATTCCGTCTAACTCTGCCGATGTAATACAGGCGCACGCACAGGCCATAGAATCATACATACATTCTCACGTTGGTCTCAATGAAGAAACACTGGAATACGGCAAGATGTATTTCGAGAGAACGCTAGAGGATTGGATCAACTTTAAGATAGATGATAGAACCAAGTATGACCTTTCCATTTCTAGTGGTTTGGCATTACTTGCTGCTCAAGGAAACAAACCTGTGCAGAAGAAATCAGACTTCACAGGCAAGCAGTTCTTCCGTAAAGGTCAGATAATTATACGAAAATAATAAGAGGTATATTTGCATAAGTAGCAATCTCGAATATGAACAACGAATACAAACCTGGACAGTCTTCGTTTCCAGATCCGTTAGCGGGTACCGAGGAAAAGATGGGCAAGGAATATGGCCTCCAATACGCGAAGGCTATGTTTGCTCAGTGGATTGGAAGCGACTACCAGAACTCTCTGTACGGAAGAAGAAACAGCGAGTTCGAGCGCTGTAGAGACTACGCGCAGGGTACGCAGGACACATCCATCTACAGACAGATACTCAACTCTTTAGAGAACAATAACGGCGACGGAACACTATTGACGCTGGACTACACTCCAGTTCCAATCGTTCCTAAGTTTGTGAAGATTGTGGTGAACAAGATTCTTTCAAGAGAACCGTACCCACAGATTGAAGCCGTAGACCCGCTATCTAAAACGGAGAAGGATAAAAAGAAGAATGCTACGATATTGCGTATCGAGAATCGCGATATGATTGAAGAAGCCAAGTCTCTTGGCCTTCGTGTTAAACAAGACCCAGGACAACTTCCGGAGACTCCAGAGGAAACTGAAATCTTCCTAGACACTAACATCAAGACGGATGCAGAAATCTCTGCACAGATTGCTACTGAGATGACGTTGAAGTGGAACGACTTTAACCAATCCATCTACCGTCGTTGTGTAGAAGATTTAGCCACATTAGGTATGGGTATTGCTAAGAGAAGCAACGACCCTAACTACGGAATCAAGGAGGAATACGTAGACCCCAAGAAGTTCATCCATAACTACACGGATGATCCAAACTTCACAGACCTAACCTACGCTGGTCATTTCAAGTACATTACCATCATGGACCTCAAGCGTATTGCGGGTAATCAATTTACTGAAGCACAGTACGAGGAGATTGCTAAAACCGTGATGAATAAGTACGGAAACAATCCGACGCAGTTCTCTACAACAGGGTACACTTACGATAGACCTGGCACTCGTTACCGTCAAGGATATGACGAGTATAAGATTGAGATACTTGACTTCGAGTTCATGTCGGTAGACAACATCATCTACGAGAAGAAAGAGTCTGCTTACGGAAACATCGGCTTCTACTATAAAGGAAACGAATACAATGCACCTCAGCAATCTGTCTACAACAGAGAAGCGGTGTACATGAAGAACGCCACTGTATATGGCGGTAGTTACATTGTAGGTACAGAGCACATCTTTAACTACGGTCCAAAGAAAAACATTCCTAAGAACGTACACGACATTTCTCGTGCGCGTCTTTCTTACAGCATCGTAGCCACAAACATTCGCGGAATGATTCCTAAGTCAATGGTATCTTCTGTGATTGGGTTCGCGGACATGCTACAGATTACACACCTCAAACTACAGCAGTCTATTGCTAAAGCAAAACCAGACGGGCTTATCATTGACATTGAGGGATTGGAGAATGTACAGTTGGGTCGCGGTGGAGAACTACAGCCGCTAGAGATTCAAGACATCTACGAACAAACCGGTATCTTCTACTACCGTAGCAAGAACCCAGAGGGAGGATTCCAAAACCCACCGGTTCGAGAAATCGGAAACCGAATCAGAAACATTCAAGAACTAGTTACACTATACAACCACTACCTCGGAATGATTCGAGATGCTACTGGTATCAACGAGGTGATGGACGGTACTTCTCCAAAAGGAGAACAACTAGTGGGTGTGAGACAGCAAGCGTTGGCTGCCGGTAATAACGCTATCTACGACATTACCAATGCAGCGATGGTGCTATACAACAAGGTGTGTGATGACATCGTGCGCTGTTTGCAGGTTATTCCTAAAGAGAGTATTCTCTATAAGGTGTACACCAATGCGGTTGGAGAAACCAATATGGCGGTACTCAACTCGTTCGATAATCTGTCGATGTACAACTTTGGCGTTGTGGTAGTTACAGAGATGAACGATGCAGACAAGGCATACTTAGAACAAAACATTCAGATTGCGCTTGGACAAAGAGAAATCGACCTTGAAGATGCGATTGCCATTCGACAAATCAAAGACATTGAACAAGCCGAAAGATTGTTGGTGGTCCGCAGAAAGAAACGCATCAAGCAACAACAAGAGATGGCTTCTCAGCAGGCTCAACTACAGGCTCAGTCAAATGCTCAAGCCGCACAGGTAGCAGCGCAGATGGACATGCAGAAGGAGCAGTTGAAGGCGCAAATCGAGGCACAGAAGATTCAATTAGAAGCACAGACTAAAGCGCAGTTGATTGAGTTGGAGTACCAATACAAAATACAAATCGAGCAACTACGAGGACAGTTTGGAATCACTGAGCAGCAGATTGAAAGCGGCGTGAGAATGCAAGCCGACCAAGAAGCAGAGAATCGCAAAGATCAAAGAATAGACAAGCAGGCTATGGCACAAAGCAAACTGATTGCCCAGCGCCAAGGACAGCGCCCACCGCTTGACGAAGACATAGTAACTAACTTAACAATATCATAGAATGGCCTGCTCATCATGTTCATCTAGCCCGTGTAACTGCGGCACAGTGTCTACAGTAAACCTAAATACTGCAGCACAGGTAAACATCTGTACCCGTAGAGGAGACACCTTTGTGTTGGAGGTAAATGTTTCTGACAAGGACGGTCAAAGAATCGACTTGACAAACTATACCTTTAAGATGGAGGTTCGCGAATACGACAACGGTCCATTAGTTATTGCAAGCGCAGACATCGACCTGGTTGGAACAGACCAAGGAGTCTTGACTATTACTATTGCAGCCGCAGACATGCTCGTAGACGCAGGTACTTATGTATATGGAGTACAAGCCACACTAGTGGCGGACGGCACCGTAAGCACTTGGCTATACGGAACCTTTGAAGTAATACAAGACATCGTAGAAAACTAATGGCTGACAACAGCGTAAATATAGACGTAACCCAACCTGGGTCAATCAATGTTGATATCACAACAGGTGACGGGAAGAAATTTGATTTTCAAATCCCAGACGACTCTGTTGTAGAGTTGACCAAGAAATCCATTAAGCAATTCGTAGGAGCGAAAGGCCAGAAGGGTCTTAAGGGAGAAAAGGGTGAGAAGGGTCAAAAGGGACAGATAGGTAGTGGTGGTGTTATCGCTCACTATGGAGTATTCTATAGCGACGTAGACCAAGCCATATCTACCATCAACACCCCTCAAATTGTTACGCTGAATCAAACCGACCAAGCCAACGGTGTAAGTATATCTAATAACCAAATCATTATTGCCGAGACTGGTACCTACAGAATGTCTGTAACAATGCTGGTATCCAATCTCAGTAACGCACCGCAGGATGCAACCTTTTGGTTGAAGTTTAACGGGACTGATTACCCAGACAGCGCCCACCATGTTACCCTCCCGGAGAGAAAGAACTCTGGCATTCCTTCTGAGCAAATCATTGAATTTTCTTTTATAGGAACTTCTCTTGCTGCTAACGATTACGTTGAAATATATTGGAAGTCAGATAGTTTAGATGTATACCTAGATGCTACCACCGGGTCTAGTGTACCAGACTCCAACTCTGTTCGTGTCAACATCAACCAAGTTACCTACACTCAGTTAGGACCTAAAGGACAAAAGGGAGACAAAGGCAACAAAGGCCAGAAAGGTGAAGTTGGACAGAAGGGACAGAAAGGTATCAAGGGATACGGAGACAAAGGGTTCAAGGGAAACAAAGGACAGAAAGGAGAGAAAGGCCAGAAAGGAGAGAAAGGGCAAAAAGGTCAGAAAGGACAAAAAGGTCAGAAGGGACAAAAAGGATTAAAGGGAGTACAGGGTAGAGACTCTTATGGTTTTGATACCACATTTGACAGCAGCACAGATACAAGCACATCTCCTGGAAGTGGTGAGTTCAAATTGAATTCTGCATCTCCATTGTCGGCTACCACACTGGCAATCAGTGAGGTCGATTCTTACGGGAATGATGTACGTGATGCTATTCTTTCGCTGTCTGATTCTAGCAATCCGAACAGCGGTATAATTACATTTAGAGACGACTCGGATCCTAATGTTTTTATTTCATACTACGTTACAGCAAGTACTCAGCCATCTACTGGATGGTTTTCTATTACTATTTCTTACCTGGCAGGAGGCTTAACTTCTTTTACAAATACTGATATATACTTTGCCGCATTAAGTATTATTGGAGATAAAGGACAAAAAGGAGTTAAGGGACAGAAAGGTCTTACCGGAGATAAAGGTCAAAATGGAAGTAAGGGCCAGAAAGGTGTTGATGGAACCAAAGGACAAAAGGGAGAACTAGGAGTTAAAGGAGATACTGGAGAGAAAGGAACTACTGGAGAGAAAGGCCAGAAAGGTCTTGCCGGAGACAAGGGACAAAAAGGTATTGACGGCACCAAAGGAGACACTGGGGAAAAAGGACAAAAAGGACTTACCGGCGAAAAAGGTCAGCAAGGCGCAAAAGGAATAACAGGCGACAAGGGACAGAAGGGAGAGATTGGGGTCAAGGGAGACAAGGGACAAAAAGGTCAGAAGGGACTAAAAGGACAGAAAGGCCTTGCCGGTAATAAAGGACAGAAGGGTGTTACAGGAACAAGAGGTTCTTTATGGGACTCTGCTCCTGGCGCCCCAACATCTACCAGCGCTAACATAGGAGATCAATATCTAGATACAGACGACGGCAGTGTATACGAATGGAACGGAAGCGTTTGGGTTTATACTGGAGGTATAGAAGGCCCTGCCGGACCTAAAGGACAGAAAGGTATATCTGGAGACAAGGGCGTAAAAGGACAAAAAGGAGAGATAGGTGTCAAGGGAGATACTGGAGAGAAAGGCGCAACAGGAGAGAAGGGAGTCTTAGGTCAGAAAGGTCAGAAAGGAGAGATAGGCGTTAAAGGCGCTACGGGTCAGAAAGGACAGAAGGGCGTTAAAGGAATTGACGGAGATAAAGGCCAGAAAGGAGAGATAGGTGTTAAGGGTGATACCGGAGCCAAAGGCGAGAAGGGACAGAAGGGGCAAAAAGGAGAAGTTGGACCTAAAGGAGATACTGGCGCCAAAGGAGAGAAAGGACAAAAGGGACAAAAAGGAGAGATTGGACCAACAGGATTAAAAGGACAAAAGGGAGAGAAAGGTCAGAAAGGTGTAGAAGGTCCCAAAGGAACTACTGGTGCTAAAGGAGAGAAGGGCCAGAAAGGTCAGAAGGGCGAGATTGGACCCAAAGGAACATTAGGTCAGAAAGGACAAAAAGGAGACAAAGGCCAAAAGGGAGAGGTTGGTGTAACAGGAGCAAAAGGACAGAAAGGAGATAAAGGACAAAAAGGAGAGATTGGCCCAAAGGGAACCCTTGGTCAGAAAGGTCAAAAAGGAGACAAAGGACAGAAGGGCGAAATAGGAGTGAAAGGCGCCACTGGTGCTAAAGGACAAAAAGGACAAAAGGGTCAAAAGGGATTAAAGGGAATTGATGGTTCTCAATGGACATCCGCTGCAACAACTCCTAGTGGAGCCGCTGCCGAACATGACCAATGGTTAGACACAAGCACAGGTGAAGTATACGAATACATATCCGGTATATGGACTAACACAGGAAATATTGGAGGTCCAAAGGGAGACGCTGGTGCAAAAGGAGCGACAGGAGCAAAAGGACAAAAGGGAGTAATAGGCCCAAAAGGTCAGAAGGGAGTTAAGGGAGATATTGGTCCAAAAGGACAGAAAGGTTTTATAGGATCTCAATGGACTTCTACCAAGGGAACACCGACTGGTGTTGGCGCAGATAACGACCAATGGTTAGACACCAGCACTGGTGATGTATATGAATCTATATCCGGTATATGGACTAACACTGGTAACATCTTGGGACCAAAAGGGCAAAAAGGTGTTACCGGAGCCACAGGACCGACCGGACCGACTGGACCGAAGGGGGATACTGGAGCAACCGGTCCTACCGGACCGACCGGTCCGAAAGGACAAAAGGGTGTAACCGGCGCGACTGGTCCAACTGGTCCAACCGGTCCCAAGGGAGATACTGGTGCGACTGGTCCAAAGGGACAAAAAGGACAGACCGGAGCCACTGGACCTACTGGGCCAACCGGTCTAAAGGGAGCCACCGGAGCCACTGGTCCAACAGGTCCGAAGGGACAGAAAGGACAAACAGGGGCCACCGGTCCGACCGGTCCAACAGGGCCAACTGGAGCAGCCGGACCAAAAGGACAAAAAGGACAAACCGGAGCAACAGGTCCGACAGGACCTACTGGTGCTAAGGGTGCTACCGGGGCTACCGGTCCCGCTGGTCCAACCGGCCCTAAAGGAAACACAGGAGCCACCGGACCGACCGGACCGACCGGTCCGACTGGTCCCACTGGTGCGGCTGGACCCAAGGGGCAAAAGGGACAAACTGGAGCCACTGGTGCAACAGGTCCTACTGGACCAAAGGGCGCTACTGGTGCGACAGGTCCAACCGGACCGATTGGTCCGAAGGGAAATACTGGTGCTACGGGACCGACCGGACCGACCGGACCAAAAGGGCAGAAAGGACAAACCGGGGCCACGGGCCCAACCGGGCCCACTGGACCAACCGGCGCGACCGGTCCGACTGGCCCAAAAGGTGCAACAGGCGCGACCGGTCCGGCAGGGCCTACTGGTCCAAAGGGCCAAAAAGGACAGACTGGTGCTACCGGACCGACTGGACCGAAGGGACAAAAAGGCGCAACAGGCGCAACAGGGCCCACCGGACCGACCGGACCGAACGGACCGACCGGTCCGACTGGTCCAACCGGACCAAAAGGTCAAAAAGGAGCAACCGGTGCGACCGGACCGACTGGACCGACCGGACCGACCGGGCCTACTCCAGCGATTGGCGGTAGTAATACGCACGTGCAGTACAACAGCGCAGGATCCCTTGGTGGTTCAGCCAACTTTATTTTTGATTATACCAACAACTATGTCGGTATAGGCGGTGGTACTCCAGCAAATACATTGGATGTAAACGGTAGTTTCCGAGTAATTCCAGGTAACGTAAATCAGCCATGGTATATTGATACCGGTGCACCAGCGCAATTAAAGAAGGGACAGAACCTTATATTGAATGCCGATCCAACGTCAGTGCATTCCAACACTGTATTACAATTCAATGTTGACAACTCCGCAAGGATGCGTATTACATCTGCTGGATATGTCGGTATTGCAACTACGTCACCGGCATACGAATTAGATGTAAACGGTACCATTAGAGCAAACAACGTAAGCCCTTCTGATGCTACGCTAAAAGAAAACGTAGACACCATTCCTAATGCGTTAGAAAAAGTAATGGCTATTCGAGGTGTTGAATACAACAGAATAGGCGAGCAGAGACGATCTATTGGAGTGATAGCGCAAGAATTGTTAGACGTTATACCAGAGGTGGTACATAAGGACAACAGAGGTATATACTCTGTAGAGTACGGAAGTATTGTGGGATTGTTGATAGAGGCCATCAAAGAATTGCAACAGCAAGTAAATGAATTAAAGTAAATTGCAATAAAATTTTAAAGACATGCCTAATACTTACACCTGGGATTGCAGAACCGTAGACGCCTATCCAACATACACATCGGAAGGTGTCACTGAGAATAATGTAATATATAACGTTCATTGGATCATTACAGGTTCAGACGGAACCAACCAAGCAAAGGTTATTGGAACTCAAGAACTAGAAGTTTCTGACCTATCTTCTTTTACTCCAGTTGCAGACCTAACTAACGATGATGTAGTGGCCTGGACTAAAGCAGCAATAGGCCAAGAGCAGATAGATATTTTGTACAAAAGCCTTGACCAAAGATTATCTGAAATAGAAAATCCTACAACAGAGATACTTACTATCGGAAATTAGTGTATTTTTATTGGTATAAATTCAATTCAATACGTACCATTAAATGAACATTATTATCCATGCGGGTTACTATGCCAGTCCGTGGGATTCCACTACAGAAGGATTAGGAGGAACTGAACAATGTATAGTAAACCTATCTAGGCAACTAGCACTGCTAGGCAACAGTGTATATGTGGTCGGGGATGTAAAGCATCAGCATTACAAATACATTGGTTCTGGAGACCTATACTTTTACCCGTTTAGTTCTATAAAAGAATTACCCCTAGCAGATGTCTTGATAGGGGTTTCGTATTTGCATTACTTGAAGTACTACAAGATTGCACCAGACACCACCACTATTTTTTGGCTACACAATGAACAGCCTCACTATTGGTACGAGGGAAACAAGATGTCGGAAGAAGACATTAATTCAGCGTACAGAAACACCAAGTATATTGTTTGTCTAACCGAGTGGCATAAAGAGGATTTCGTTTCTAAAAATAAATACGACATCAGCAATTCTATTGTCAGTGTAATCGGAAACGGTATAGATACTTCGCTGATACATCCTATATCTAAAAAGGAAAAGAATTCTTACATCTATACCTCACACGCAGAGCGTGGATTAGACGCTGTTTTATCGGATGTTGAAAAGAAGTACATTGACGGGCATTTACATATATGCACTCCCTCGTACGGTGTAGATTATTTCGAGGAGCATTTTAGAAAGCGTGTAGACGCTCTAGACAATGTAACCTATCACGGTAATCTTCCTGTAAAGAAACTGTACGAACTAATGTCTCGCATGGAGACGTGGTACTACCCAACACAATACAACGAGACCTACTGCATAACAGCGCTAGAGATGTTGGCTCACCACGTTAAGCCGCTTGTAAATCCAATTGCTGGACTAAAAGAAACCCTAGGTCCATTCCACAAAAATATCAATGACTGGGAACCTGTCGATGAATACATACAATCTAGATCGTGGGGAAATGTTGTAAAAGAATGGATGTATCTGATTGACCATTACATAGATGCGACATACATCATTACAATGGACCCGAAAGCAAAGAATCTAGAGTTACGAAAAAGATTCGCAGACACGAATATACGTTCTGGACAAGTGCATATTTTCCCGGCATCAAACGGATACACTGGATCCGAAATGAATTTAGACTACGCTGTTGCTGATTGGTGGAAGATAGATAGCGAATACAAGTTTTGGAACAGAGATGTTTTGCCAGGAGAGATTGGTTGTGCGCTATCGCACTGGAGGGTATGGAAGTCCGCTAAGGAGAATAGGTACAAAAAAATATTAGTCCTAGAAGAAGACTTTGTATTGGAAAGACCGTTTAATGCAAATGAAATAGGCACTGATTTGGATTGGACATTGCTGTATCTGGGACACAATTTTGTCAATCCGCCAGTACATACTATTAACGACAACCTAGTAGTTCCGTCTTACACATACAATACTCACGCGTATATGCTCACCGGAGAAGGGGTTAGGTTGTTGCTGGAGCAGAACTTCAATAAATACATTTTTCCAGTAGACGAATTTCTTAGTGCAACATTTGCAGTCCATCCTAGAAAAGACTTAGACTTTATCACTAGAGATACCAGGGCACTGGCTATTGCGCCACAAGTCTTTAACCAAACAAGTAATGAACATACATCTATGACCGAGAACAAATTACCATCAATACCGATGGACCTAAAGGACATTCCTTACCAGGAATTTTGTGAAAGATTTGTAACCTACAGCGCAAGGCTAAAGGAATACGATTTAATTGTAGACGAACCAATTACAGACATATTCTCGTTTCCCTTATTCACTGAAGAATTCTGTCAAGTATTGATAGATGAGGCAAACAGAAAGGATGCTTGGACCAGGGACAGGCATGAGAACTATCCAGCAACGGATATGCTTATTGATGAACTTGGCTTGCAAACCTACTATCAATATGTCTTGCAGGACTTTGTTTATCCGGTTGCTATACATAAATGGAAACTAGAAGGAGTCGAATGGCCTAGAATGGAAAGCGAAAACTTTATCATTAAGTACCAAGAGGACGTTCAAGGGCATTTGTCATTGCACCACGATGGCGCTACCATCTCTTGTGTGCTTGCGCTAAATGAAGAATACGAAGGCGGAGGCACATGGTTTTCTAAACAACAGGAACTACACAAAGGAAAGACCGGATATATCTCTATCCACCCCTCAATAATTACACACAGACATGGCGCAAGACCTGTAACAAAAGGAGAGCGTTATGTACTTGTATCATTTTGTAAACGATAAGCAATGCAATTAGTACCTTACTTCTACCAGAAACACAGACCGGATATGTCTGGGTGGTATTACTTTGAAGACGGATTCTCTGTAGAGGAAATAGATTCCATACTAGAGATTTCTAATCAATTTCCTTTTGTTGCTGGAAAAATATCAGCAGACGACGGAGGCATAGATGGATCTGAGTACCGTATATCAAACATCAAGTGGCTATCTGCAACAGACAGTGCCAACAATGCAATGCACAGAACGCATTGGGTGTACGATAGATTAATGGAAATGATAGACACAGCGAACAATGCTATGTGGGGATTTCACTTACACGGTCTAACCGATAGTATCCAATACACAGAATACGATGGAAGTGAAGAAGGATTCTACGATTGGCATGTGGATATTGGTCCAGACGAATTGGCTTTACGCAAACTCTCTCTGGTTGTCCAGTTGAGTGACCCATCGGAATACGAGGGAGGATACCTTCAAATCAAGACAGGGAAGTACGAGTCTTCTCCTATCAAAAAGAAAGGAACCGTTGTAGTATTTCCGTCCTACCTCTTGCACAGAGTAACGCCAGTAACCTCTGGTATTCGTAAGTCATTAGTACTCTGGGCCGGTGGCTCTGCCCTCAAGTAAAGTTCTTATATTTGCTGTATGGCAGATAGTAAGTACACCAATTTCTTGAAGCGCCACGGACTGAGAGGTTTTAACAAGCCGAAGCGCACACCCGATCACCCAAAGAAGTCACACGTAGTTGCGGCTAAAGTGGGAGACAAAGTAAAACTTATCCGCTTCGGAGAGCAGGGGGCAGACACTGTAACAGAGTCTAATCCTTCTCCTGCGCGTGCTAAGAAACGTGCGTCATTCAAAGCACGTCACGCTAAGAACATCGCTAAAGGAAAGATGTCTGCTGCTTACTGGGCCGATAAAGTAAAGTGGTAATGGCAAAGAAGTATCGCTCTAAAGTAAACGAAGCAGGGAACTACACCAAGCCAGGGATGCGTAAGCGTCTGTTTGAGAAAATCAAAGCAGGCGACAAAGGCGGAAACCCAGGTCAGTGGTCTGCGCGCAAGGCACAGATGCTCGCCAAAGAATACAAAGCCGCAGGAGGCGGGTACAAGTAATGGCGTTGCGTAAATCACAAGAGTCTCTAAAGAAGTGGACCAAGCAGAAGTGGCGTACTAAGTCTGGTAAGCCCTCTCTAGAAACAGGAGAGCGCTATCTACCGGAAGCAGCCATAGAAGCATTGAGTTCTTCGGAGTATGCGGCAACCTCAGCGGCCAAGAGAAGGGGTATGAAGTCCGGAAAGCAATTCGTTGCACAACCAGGCTCTGTTAAAAAGAAGGTAAAGAAGTACAGGTCATAGAAATACAAATACCTTTACTAAATTTGTTACACTAATACAATTAGACATGAACGACAAACTGAAAGCAATGTACGCAGAGGGCGGCCTACTTAAGGCGTTGCTCAAAGACCCTAAACAGCGCGAGATGGCTAAGGGTATGATTAAAGAATACGAAGAAGGCGGCAAGATGGAATACCGCATGGGTGGTATGGCAAAGAACAAGTCTTTGTTAGGCGCACCTGCGGGATTGATTCCTGGCGCAAAAGACACATATTGATTCCTTACACTCAATCAATATCTCTAGGGGCTTCGGCCCCTTTTTTTGTAACTATCTCACGCTGTATAGTGTATGGCATTCGTATTAAATTTGTGAAATAATAAATTTTGTTTATATGAATAGTGTAGAGTCAAGTATGGAACAAGCGTTGCAAGATGCTGGGTTTGGTATTTCAAGTACCCCTCCAGGAGAAGCCGCTCAACCAACTCAAGAGGCAGCGCCTGTAGAGGCGGCACCTCAAACAGAAACAGCGCCAGAGCCGAGCGCAGAATCGGCACCAGTACAAGAGCCTGTACAACAAGAAGTACAGGAACAAGCACAGGAACAAGTACAGGAATCTGTACAAGAACCTGTACAAGAAACCGCTCCACAACAAGAGGAGCAAAGTTCTTTAAATACGGATGATTCGTCAGTAGAGGAGTTCTTTAACGCGTTGCAAAACGAAATGTTATCAGCAACAAGTGGAGAGCAAGTCGAACCCGAAACAAATACTGCAGCAGACCTTGACCCACGGATTCAAGTCATCGCTGACTTTGTTGCTAAGACCGGTCGTTCACCAGAAGATTGGTTCCGCTACCAGGCATTAGATCCATCCGAAATGGATGATCGCACGGTAATGCGTGTCCAAATGGCTAGTGAATATCCATCGTTAGGAAATGATGAAATTGATTTATTGATTGAATCAAAGTACAGAACCGATGATTCCGTTTACAGCGACGAGGAAGTAAGACTTGCGAACCTACAGTTAAAGATTGATGCAGAGAAGGCTAGACAAAGTATTGGCACACTCCGAAACGAGTACACCGCTCCTTTGACTCAACCTTCAACCCAGGCTCAAGAGGATGCTAATCCTTTCGATGCTTCTTGGATGCAAGATAATTCACGCTCACTCAGTGAACTAGGCGAAATTGCCTTTGAACTAGCCGGTGGCCGCGAGTTTAACTTCGGTGTATCTAAGGATTATCGTACTGAATTAGCAAAGTCTAATGCCGACATGACTTCGTACTTTGATAGATACGTAGACGAGAGCGGTGGTTGGGACCACGACCTTTGGAACATGCACAGAACAGTGACGGATAATCTCCCGAACATTCTACAGAGCATTTACCAGCAGGGACTCAGCGATGGACAACGCACCATCGTAGAGAAGGCCGCAAACATCGACGCTCAGTCTCCATCTTCTAACACAGTGCCTAGTCAACAGGACTCGCTAACACAACAAGTACTTGATGCGTTAGGACGTCCGCAAATGTTTTTAAAATAACGCTATAAATAATTAGACATGGCAACATCTTCTGCACCTCCGGTGTATAACAACAACAACGACGCGGTATTCCGCCGCCTCGACCCAACGAAATACACTTCGTTGGCAGATTTCATTGACGAAATCAACAAACCAGACAACCGTGACCAATTGGTCAAGACTTACGGCTACCAGCAAATCTCTGGCGGTCTAACGGGGTTCCTAAACCTTACAGGCGCCGTACGCGCAAGCGGTACCGCCGATGAAGTACAGTACTGGGAAGAAACTCGTTTGCACGCTTACGCTACAGTATCATTGGCAGCAACAGCAGCAACTACTGCTACTAGTTTGACATTGACTAAAGCAACAGGCGACGCTTCTGTATTGCGTTTGAACGACGTAGTATTATGGGACGGTAACGTTCGCGGTATGGTAACAGCAATCTCTCCAACAGGTGAAGTTGCACACAACGCTACTGCTTCTTACACTGTTGAAATCTTGAACGGTAACATCGGTGCTACTGCAGCAACTGGTGCATACAACTTGCCTGTAATCGGTAACTTGTTCGCTCAAGGTTCTGACCAAAACAGCGGTTACTTGGAATCAAACGTAATCAAGCGTACCAATGCTTACAGCATCATCAAAGAGGTATTCAAGGTTACAGGTTCTCAAGCAACTAACATTGGTTGGGTTAACGTAGGTAACGGTGACTACCGTTGGTACGTGAAAGGCGAGATGGATACTCGTGCTCGTTTCTTAGACAAGCGTGAGATGATGTTATTGTTGGGACAGACTATCGGTAACGGTATCACAACCACTAACATCGGTGGCCTACCAACAGCAGGTGAAGGTTACTTCGCTGCTATTGAAGATCGTGGTATCGTTCAGAATGGTGAAATCAATGACTTCGTTGAAATGGATATCTTGATTGAAGAACTCGACAAGCAAGGTGCTGCTCCAGAATACGCAATGTACGTGAACACTTCTCAAGCATTAGCAATTGACGACATGGTTGCGTCATTGAACGGTGCTGCAGGTTTCGGCGACGTAACTTCTGGTATCAGCGCATTCGGTGGTCGTGGTTCTGAACTCGGTTTCGATTCATTCAAGCGTGGTGGTTACACATTCCACAAGCACTCTTGGAAATTGTTGAACGACCCAACATTGTTAAGTGGTTCTGACTACTTGGGTGCGATGATTCCGTTGACTACTGTAGTAGATCCTAAGACTGGCAACCGTGCCGCTGCTTTGGAGTTGAACTACAAAGACACTAACGGATACTCTCGTGAAATGGAGCACTGGATGACAGGTTCTATCTTGGGTGTGAACAACACTAACACGGATAGCCTACAATTCAACTACCGTTCTGAGTGTGCATTGGTTACTCGTGCTGCTAACCAGCACATCCTAATCAAGCAATAACAGACATATCCTACGGAGGGGGGCGTTGCCCCTCTCCTTTTTTAATTATTTAATTTTATTCAAATGGCAACAGAAGCAAAGGCTGCACCAGCAGCAAAAAAAACTGCACCTAAAAAAGGGTACAGTGTGATTCAGAAAAAGAGCGAGGCCCCTGCCCAGAAGGTATATGAGGTTCCTTTTGGAGGCGGCATTGTATTCAAACTAAAATCAGAAACGACAGTATACGACGCAGGAACCAACAAGGTTCGTGCTATTCGTTATTGTCCAGGCGAACCAAGCATTTTCAAAGATGAGCAAAGCACCAACGCACGTAGGTCGCATGTAATATTTAGAAACGGATTGCTTGCAGTTCCACAGAACAAACCAAATCTTGCTCATTTCTTAGACATTCACCCAGACAACACAGCAAACGGAGGGAACAAGTTTAAGTTGGTTGACAAAAGCGTAGACTCAGAGCAAGAGGTAGAAAACGAATTCTTGACACACGATGCTGTTGCATTAGTGCGTACTAAGGACTCTGATGAAATCCTCGCTGTAGCCGTAGCACTTGGCATCAACATCGAACAGAAGATGATTGAGATTCGTCGTGAGTTACTTCGCGAGGCAAAAGCAAATCCAAAGTCATTCATTGAAATGTTTGATGACCCACGAGTGAAGACTCGTTCTGCAATTATCCAGGCGATTGATTTCCAAATCTTGGCGGCTAAGCCAGATGGAGTGTACTGGTTTGACAGCGGTCGTTTAATCATTTCAGTACCTGCAGGCCAGGACCCTACCGACATTATGGTACGATTCTGCCTCACTGAAAAGGGTGCTATCGTCTACGAAGAAATCGTTTCAAGATTAGAAAAACTTTCGTAAGTTTGTTATATCTCGTTTCATAGGCATAGTAATGAGAGTCGGTTAAACAGAGAGGGTGGTCCCGTAAGACCTCCCTCTTTTTTATTCGTATATTTGCTGTAAAGCCCAGACAAGATGGCAAGTGTATATAGAGTTTACAATGCAGTAAAAGACATAGCGAATAAAGACCAGCGCGGATTTGTTACTCCGTCTATCTTTAACGAGTTTGCGGGAATGGCGCAAATGAATATTTTTAACCGCCTGTTCGATGAAATGATCACGGGCAATAGGTTTCGTCGTTCCCAACTAGACGGCCCTCGACAGTTTGCTAAAGCAAAACAAATAGAGGAAGACCTATCTGCTTTCGCAAAGAAGGCTACGCTTGCGCTAACCTCTGGTGTCACAGACAAGCCAAGCGACTTCGCTAGAGTCATCTCTATGTCTACGATAGGCAAGAAGATTCTAGGCGTTCAGAAGCAGGCATTGGTACAGTTGGTATACAACGAAGACCACATCGACAGAATAATCAACAGCGATTTATCGGCACCATCGGACGATGCTCCGGTTGCATTAGTAGGAAATCAAATCGAGGTATTCCCAAATGTAAACACAAGCATCACCTCTATCGTGTTGCGATACTACAAACTACCACAAGGTATATTGCCAGACACAGGAGCAAAAACAACAGCGTCTCCAAGATTCGGGTATACCTCTACTGTCGCTGGTGTGGAAACGTACTCGTCAGCAAACAGTGTTGACTTTGAATTACCAGAACAATACTTCACGGAACTTGTACACGAGGTAGCCAAACTCATTGGTGTGAACCTGCGCGATACGGATGTGTACAATTACGCAAGCAACGAAGTAACTAAAGATGAAACTACATAATGAGCCAGTCGTACATCACAGTAGATAAAGTAATCAACGATTATATAATGAGCATTGACGTAGACGACTACGGTTCAAATGCTTCTGACTATATGTTACGCCAGTATGCACTGCGCGGAATCCGTGAGATTGGATTCGACATGGCTCACAACATTAAGACTACGCTGTTGACTGTTGACCAAACACTAGGTACCGTGGATCTTCCTTCGGACTTTGTGGACATGGTTAAACTAGGTCAACTGGGTAACGATGGATTGGTCTATGTATTTGCTGAGAACAAGAACATGAACCTTCTTCCAGATCAACCGGCAGATGCTATTCCAGATTACCTACTGGGATTTGACTCGTATGTGTTTAGAAACTTTGTGTATGAATCTACCATGGGTCGTCTATACGGAATGGGCGGCGGACAAGGTGCGGGTGAATACCGAATCAACTGGCAAGAAAACCGCATAGAGATTTCACTACTATCAGACACCACACAGGTTGTCTTAGAGTACATCTCTGACGGTGCCAAGTGTGATAACCCTTGTGTACCAGTATACGCAGAGGAAGCATTGAGAGCGTACATATACTACAAAGTAATACAGCGCAAGTCCAGCGTACCTATGGGTGAGAAACAACGTGCCCGCGCAGAATACTACAACGAGCGTCGGTTGGCTAACGCAAGACTCAAATCGTTCAACAAGTTTGACGCATTGAGTACCAGCCGCAGAAACTTCAAACTAAGTCCTAAAGCATAATAGATGCCTTCGATAGATAAATTACTTCCACGCTCACTAAACCAGGATGACGACGAGCGCTTGGTATCACGTACCGAGATGACCGACGCACAGAATATCCGTGTGTCTATTGACGCAGAGCAAGATGCTCTTGTCCTTAAGAACGCATGGGGTAATATCGAACGCTCTGCAACTATCGAGAACGGTTCAATGCCTGCCGGTACGAATGTATGTATTGGCGCTGTAGGAGACGATACCTCGGCACAGGTTTATTACTTTGTGTGGAACAGTGCTACAGACCACACTATATTTAGATACGACCAGAACGCTAAGAAGACATACATCGTTTACCAAGATGAAGTACTAAACTTTTCTAAAGAAGGGTTCGTGTATGCGTCTATAGTTCGTTTGTCTAATGGAAATATTTTGTTGTACTTCAATGATGGAGTGAACGAACCCAAGAAAGTAAACGCAACTACAGCAGAGCAAAGTATCTCTGGAGCAGGAGGATATCCGAGTACATTTACTGGAGGTACCATACAACAGCGCACGAATTACATTACGGTAGCCAAGCAGCCGCCGCTAATTCCGCCAACGATTACTTTCTCTAGAAACTCGTCATACCCGCAGAACGACATCTTTGAAAAGAACTTTCAGTTTGCGTACCAATACGAATACTACGATGGCGAGCAAAGCGCGTTAAGCCCTTACTCTGAATTAGCCATATCAAAAGGACAACTGAAAGACGGATTCCTTACCAACGCACAGCGTAATTATTACAATCAAATAAACGTTAAGGTAACTAACTCCGAACTAGATGTAAAGAACATTAACGTGTATGGACGCATTGGGGATAAAGATGCTGCATTCTTTTTGATTGACAGTATCCCAAACGTACACGGGTCCGGCACACAAACCGTTCAGTTCCGTAACGATTCAAACTACATCGGGCTATCGGCAACAGTACAGGATAAGTTCTACGACAACGTACCTCAGAAAGCAGACGCTCAAGCGGTGTCTCAAGGAAGACTATTCTATGGAGGGTACACAGAAGGGTACGACAACCTTCCTTCAATGAATGTTAGCGCTGTTCCTAACTACTACAATAAGCCGGATACCTACCAGGTGGTAATTACTAAGTACGATCTTTTTCCTAATCAAATAAAGATAGACTACAGCAACTTACCTGCTGGTGGAACTACTAGCGCATCTAAAGTGCTGTTGTCTTTTACCTGGAATGACGGGCCAGTAATCATCAAGAACAATCAAGGGAATCTTGATGACTACAACTTCACAGGCAATAGCCCAAACATTAGAGTGTACGCTGAAGAATTTGGAGGTACCGCTAAGACTACTACTTTCCCAGAAGAACTAAAGGCATTAGCGGGCATTCGTTACAAAACAAATAATGCTACCAACGAGGCTGCTATCAACTTACCAAACGGTACATTGAACAGTCCACCTACTATTGACTTTATAGCCCAGAAGGGAACCTCTGATAGTACAGAAAAGTCTATTGCTATTCGCAAGATTGTTGGTGGTATCAAAGTTATCAGCAGCGGATTACAGGTAAGAAAGATTGTAGAGATACCAGCAGGACAATCCATTACTCAAATAAAAGACAAGGTAAGACAAGCCATTGAAGGTCTGTATCCTATACAGTTTACCCCACAAAACGGAGAGGCTGGTTTTAGTAATTTATGGACAGGTGGCAGTACTGTGGCCACCGAAAGCGCTGCATTTAAAGGACAGGGTACTGCTTACATCAAGAGGGTACAAGTTGGTAGTGATTTCGATTACTACAGAATCTCCATGAACGTAGTCACCTTTAAGGTTGACAAATTAGTATTCGGAACTAGAGAAACACAAATACTAAACGCAGACGAAACAACAGCGCAGTTTGATATCTTAGAAAATAACATCGAGGGTTACACCAACAACATAGAGTTTGTTGGCCGTGTGCAAAACCTTGCTGGAGATTGGGTGCAGATAAACGACAAGCAAACACTTCGCTCTCCAATCATAGAAAGGGTGAATGCGTATGTAACCGCTGGCGGTTCATTCATGATTGCAAACGACGACATGGATGGCGATCGCTGTTTCAAGTCCGGGTCTAGCCATGAGTTTGGTTTGTTGTATTTCGACGACAAAGGAAGACCGTCTGGGGTGCAGCCAATAGAGCAAGACGTATGGATTGAACATACCAATAATCGTTCTAATGAAAATGATTTAGACGGACGAGCAGATGTTGTTGTGCGTATTCAACACCAGGCACCAGCATGGGCTGAAAGATACAGCGTGGTTTACGCAGGGCAAGGCTCTATTATAAACAAGGTACAGTACGGTATTGGTGGCGCGTATGTAGCGCTTAACGATGACGCTGTAGGTTCTTTCGGTGCGTCTAAAAATATTTACCTATCCATAGGCACACTGCAGAGTAGAGCAAACTCATACGACAACCAATTAGGTGCGATGATTAACTATGGCTTTGCGGAAGGCGATAGGATCAGAATCGTTCGTTACGGTGACGACCAGAAAGAAACAGAGACCTGGAAAGTAGCCAAGGTGGTTACACTTATAGCGGACCCAGTTACCAATCCGTTGTTGGATAGAAGTTCTAAGGCATCTATTCAAAATACTACTGGGGACTTCTTGGTTATAGAAGACAATAACACTCCTTACTTTAACACCAACAGCATCCTTAAGGGTATCTCTAGGTGGAACGATCAGTGTATCATTGAAATCTACAGAGAGTCAGACGCGTTTGAAGAAACATTCTACTACGAAATAGGCGAGAACCTTTCTATTGACTCCAACGGAGTACATCAAACCCAACGACCAGGGACATCTATAACAATTAAGGTGGAGTCGCAGTCTGGCAACAGCGTGGTTGCCGAAGTAGACAAGCGAGTGTACAAGGGGGACGTTATAGAAACTGTAGGTGGAGATACCATCACGGTAGGAAACGTCATCGACAATGACGATACTACATATCCGTTTAAATTCTACGGAGATACACCAGATACATGGACGCCTACCAGCACATACAATCTAACGGTAACAAACCCAGACTCCATGGTACGCATAGAGCAAGGGGATTCTTACTTTAGATTACGCACGATGTTCTACGCTAGTGCTCCACAAAAAGGGGACGTTTGGAGAAACATCTCTGCGGCATACTCTCAGAACGCAATAGTAGATTGGGTAGAAGACCCTCGTGTAAGCGACTTCTTTGAGTCAAACTACACCTCAAGAGGTAAGTCGTTTGCCTATCTACCAGACAATACGCGCATCAAAAGATATGGGTCTATCACATACTCTGATCCATTTGCCTTTGAGAGCACGAATCTGGGACTTTCTTCATTCAACCTAACCACACAGAACTATAAAGATTTATCGTACGACTACGGCTCTATAAAGTCGTTGGTTCCTTACGATGAATTCCTATACTTGGTACACGAACGCAGAGGGGGTATTGTACCGGTGCAGAGAAACATCTTAACAGCGAATGATGGCGAGTCATTGACTGCAACCAATATGGTGTTAGGCCCAGTCAAGTACTATACTGGAGAATACGGTTGTAACAACAACCCAGAGTCCGTTGCTTGGTACAGAGGGTATGTGTTCTTTGTAGATGCTAAAGCGGGCAAGGTTCTTAGAATGAATTACCAAAGCGGTATGGACGTCATTAGTGAGCAGTTGGTAGACACCTTCTTTAAAGATAAGATGTTTGCCTCAGTAACTACTGCCAAGAACAGACTGTACCGTGCTGGTGTCGATAGAGAAAACTACGAATACATCATCAGTTGTCCTGCGCTGTATACCAGTGAACTTACTATAAACGATTCGTGTAGTGGGAACACCGCAATAGGTTTTGCTCGTACAAACTCCGGGGGAACCATCTTGAATGTAACAGCGGTGTACGACAACTCTCTGACGTTTAACTTCAACACCGACCCAAGAGATTGGACGTGTGCGGAAGACAACTGGGAAGATGCAGGGAATGGTGTATTGCTTATCGACCAACTCACTAATAATGCTATCGTTGGTCTCGCAGAAGATTTGTCGCCAACAGTTACTGGAGTATTGAATACTGCAATACCTATAGTGATGACAACGTCTGCTTACAACGCGTTCCATACAGCGACATACAATCAATTGACCGAGGAGATAACTCCAGATCCAGCAGGTCAATCGACATTCACTATATCCAACACAGCAGAAACGCTACCAGAGTTTACTATCGCTTACGACATCAAGTCTTCTTACTGGAGTACGCGATACTCCTACATCGCTGAGTCTTTTGCTGGATTATCGGATCGTTTGTACACGTTCTCTGGAGGTGGTATATACGAACACAGTCCAGATGCTACACGCAATACGTTCTACGGAACAGCGGGAGACAGTATAGTAGAATGTATTTCTAACTTCAATCCTTCTATGATTAAGGCATACGAAGCAGTAAGTCTTGAGGGAAACAATAAGGACTGGACAGTAACACTAACCAACAGTGACCAAACAAGCGCGATTGCATCCTCTATATGGCAAGAGAAAGAAGGTTTTTATTATGCCCCAATTCACCAGGACTCAACAAACAACATTGACTATACTGCAACTGCCAATGTTACTTCCGTTAGCGGAACGTCTGAAGTCATTGGAATCGGAACAGTAGCGGCAGTGCCAACTAACGAGAAGATTCTATTTAAGAATGCAATCAATAGCATTGGATTCCCTATAGGAAACACAACAGCGTTATTTAAAGTAAGCGGTTCAGCATTGGTGCCGTTAAATGTATACGTTGTAGGGCTGACAGGAGAGAAGGAATTGGAATGTAATTCTTCGTCTTTCTCTACAGGTTTAGTAATAGGCGACGAGATAGTAATGATATCTAATTCTTCTATCGAGGGGGATGCGGTAAGAGATTACTACTTGAAGGGAAGATTCGTAAACTCTACGACTTCAGCACATGAATTGTATGCAATCAATTTTATATATAGTAAGTCTAATCTGCACAACCAGCAGGGACAATAGGAATATCAGTATTTTTGTAATATGAAACAAGGGAAGAAATTTTTTGTAGGTGGTCTACTAAACGTAGCGGCAGGTTTAGGGCAAGCCGGCTACGGGGTATATCAAGAGCGTCAAGCCAAAAAGAAAATGGCTCAAGCAGACGAAGCCGCAATGGGTCCAATTCGTTCTCAAGCGGCAAGACAAAGAATTGCCCGACAAGAGAGTGATGCTCAATCTGCTATCGACGCGGCCCTACGCTCACAAGCAACAGTGGCATCACAAGTCGCACAATCTGGAGGTTCAAGAGCATTAGTATCAGCGACCCCTGGGCTTATTCGCGCTACAGATGTGGCAGCACAAGGCGCTGTAGATAGATACGGACGTATGGGTGCAGCACAAGCGCAAGCAGACGAGAGCGCCATGTTGAGTGCACAACGTAGAGGTGCGGATGCAAACTTGCAGAGACTACAAAGAGCGGCAGATGCGGCTAGACAAACCACACTAGGTGGTGTAAGCACAGCACTTAGAGGTGCGGCACAAATCGCAGGCGGCGTAGACTTTGCGGGTATTAAAGAAGATCGTGCTGCTAAAAAAGCAGAGAGAGCAGCCGAAGTAGCCGCAAAAGCAAGACAAGGGATAGTCTCGGGCGCACAAGAAGGAATACAAGACCTCCGCCAAAATCAGATTGCAGCAGACAAGCAAGATATCCAAAGCGGTCTAATGGAGTCCATAGCAACTACCGGGTTAATTTCACCGCGTATTCGGGATAAATCACTTAACATAAAGGAAGAAGAAGTATTGAATCCAGGTTCTGTAGATAACCTGTTAGATGAAGTGTTGGTTACAGCGAAATCAAAAGCCCCTTTGGGTAGCGAAAGTTACAGCGAAGGCGGTGAGGTTGAAGAACCAGCAGAAAAAACTCCAGGAGAATTCGACCATGACGAAAACCCAATCGACATCGTTCAAGACGGAGACAAGATTGGAGAGATGACAGGTGGGGAATACATCTTCAACCCAGAACAAGCGGAGGAATTACGCAAACTTTCTGAGAAAGGAAATACCAAACTGCATAAATTCATTCGTACATTACTAAGCAAAGAACAATTTGAATAATGGCTGATACATCCACATTTATGGCCGTAGGGCAAATGCCACAGGTAGACTATGGCGCTGTGTATGAGCAGGCCAAAGCCCGCAGAGAGGCCGAGCAACAAAGAAAACTAGATTACCTTAACCAGTTCCAGAAAGAACGTGGAGCATTTACAGAAGGTATGCAGTCAGCACTCCAGGAAGAATGGGACGTCATCGAAGCAGACCTAGATTCTGGAGATATGTCGTTTGAGGCAAAGGCACGCAGACAGCGCATGTATAACAACTACAAGCAACACGCTGCCGACGCACTAGAATACGCCACAAAGGTGAACGACCTAGAGGCTTCTATCCTGGCAGACCCACAAGCATACAATGACCCAGGTTCAATCCTTGAAGACCTAAGAACAGCGAGACAAGTTGAGGTTGGGGTAGACAATATCCCTCTTGCGATGCAGGAGATTCCTTCTCTAAATGAATTCCGTCGTTACTCACTAGAGGAGATGGCTCCTAACGTAGCGGCTGGCGGAATATTGAACGAACTAAAAGCAGGTGGTGGTATCAGCAACTTCTACGATATGGCTAAGAGCGGTCAACTAGACCCTAACGCTGTATCCGAGAGTGTATCCGCGTACTTTGGTGCCAATGCTTTGTCTCAAGAACAAGAAGACCAGGCCATCGCATACGTAATGCACCAGTTAGGGGCGATTAGTAGCGACATGTCTGACATCTCTAAGGTTAGAAACCTATCAGAAGACCAGCGCAAAGAATACCTAGGCCAGTTCGCTCAGTATGTAACCAAGTCTTTGACTAACTTGATTGCCGACGACATTGAAACAGCGGCAGAAGAAGATGCAAGAAAGGTTAGAAACGCACAGCGTTTGACTCAAATCAAATCAGAACGAGCAGGCAAGAAGGGAACTGTTGGTGGATACCAATGGCAACCAGGAACATTGAGTCTTCCTACTATTGCTGCAGGTCGTAATGTAACTACCGATTCATTGCCAATGATGGATGCTGATTTATACGGTCACGTAGAAATACCAGGCGCTCCTTCATACACAGACATGGAGAGCGGTGTAAAATACCAAGTACACAGCATTGGGCTAGACAACGCTGGTAATCCAGTGGCTATTGTAGGTCGTTCTCAGTCCTTGATGAATCCAGAAACCGGTAAATCAGAATCACGCACTGGGTTTGAGATGATCAACATTGGAGAACTTCCATTCGATCAAATCACCGACCAGAAGAAAGCCCTTGGAATCTACAACGCATACGAAGAAATGATGGACATGTACGGTGATATCGCAGGTTCAGACATAGCAGGCGTTAGTGAAACTACAGGAGGAGGTATGGACGCTGACTTGAGTAGACGTATGCAAGAGAAAACCGAGGCTCTAAGAGGACTGTCTCCAATGGGTCCGGGTATACCGCAATCACAAACAGCGCTAGTGCGACCAGAGATGGCAAATCCAGAATCGCAGTTTAGAGATATGGATGTAGAGCAGTGGGAGTCCATGAGTTTTAACGACAAGAGTAATTACGTTATCGAAAAAGTAAAAGAGAAATTCTCTAATCAAGTAGTGGGTAATGAGCGTCTCGGAACTATGGTTACAGAGTACAGCACTTTGACACCAAGACAAAGACAGTCTGAAATCAAAAAGATGGAGCAAGCATTACTCAGAGAACTAGGCGTTGAAAAATAAATACAATAGATGGAACCAGAATTTTTGAAAGAATTAGAGAGCGCTTATAACCGTGGAGCAACCATTGACGATGTTCGTGGAGTGCTAGGCGATGACCAAGAGTTGCTCACTATGGCGGAAGACTTTTATTCAAAAAAAAAAGAATCTACCGAAGGTTCTCGAAGCGCCGGTCCTTCGGTTTCTCCGTCAGAGTACGTGGAAGATATTACGGCATCTCTTTCTACACAACTCGACTCTGAATCTAAGGCGCACATCACTGGTTTTGTTGGAACTATAGATGAATCCATCCGAAACGGAGTACCGATTGAGAGTATCCGTCAGTCATTGGCAGATGACAATCAACTTTTAGGGATAGCAAACGACTATTACCGTACAGTTCAAGCAGCACAGCGACCACGCTTTGATGTGATGAAAGAGCATCCGCTCATCATTGACGATAACCCCAGTGAATTAGGTCGTTTATGGAACCGCGCTGTTGCTGGTGGTATCCTTGCCAATGAAGTGCAAGAAGGTGAGGTTAGCGGCAACATGAATTACGAGAAGATTGCCTACCTCAATAGTATTATACAGCGTGATGCTCCTAGAGAGGAAGACTACTTGTACGATACTTCTAATCCGGTGGGCAGTTTCGCCCTTGATGTTATCCGTACCATTCCAGAATCACTTATCTCTATGGCCACTGCCACAGGTGCAGGAGCAAGAGGTGCGGCCGCAGGCACCGCAGCAGGTGCGGCTGCAGGTTCTGTTATCCCAGGAGCAGGAACAGCGGCGGGTGCAACCACAGGTGCTGTTGCAGGATACTTTGGTGGCGCTTCACTCGGCCTTGAGTACGCTCACTCTATTATGGATGTACTTCGTGAGGAGGGCGTAGACGTTACTTCTCCCGACCAACTATATACCGCTACCCAAGATGCAGAGATAATGTCTAAGGCACGAGAAAAAGGCCTTAAACGCGGTATTCCAATCGCTGTATTCGATGCAATCTCCGGTGGTGTTGCCGGTAAGGTGGGTACTACCCTTGTAAAATCAGTAGGTAAATCGGCTAGAAACAGAGCGGCCAAGGTAGCCGCCGCAGAAACCCTAGTTCAAGCAGGACTTGGGGGTACTGGTGAGTTCGCAGGACAGGTTATATCTGGTGAGGATATTCGTCCACGTGATATCGCACTCGAAGCATTCGCAGAACTAGGTCCAGCCGCACCAGCGATGGCCTACAATCTTGCCGGTCGTATCGGAAAGACACCTGGCGAGTTAGACTACATAGACTGGGCGAAGCAACAGAATCAAACTGACTTAGCCAGGGCGCTTGAAACTACAAAGATTATGGGTGGCGGGCGCATCCGCGCTATCGAGAAGGAGATTGAGTCACTAAGAAAATCTGAGGACCGTGGTACTAACGCAGATGCTAGAATAAAACAGCGCATTAGAGAACTTAGAAACGAAAAGCACGAACTACTCAAGGCAAACGCAGAGCGCGTGTTAAGCCTAGACGAAGAACAGCGTCAGAAGGTTGAAGAACTTACTCGTGCTATCGGAGCAGGGGTGGACGTAATCAACAATATGCCAGACCTGTCGGCCGAAGAAAAAGCGCGAACTGAGCAATCGCTACGAAAAGACCTTAATGAATTAGACAATATACTAAAAACACCAAGACCAGATGATACGCAAGTTGGCACCGAAGAAGTACCGAGTGGTGAGCAAGTCGGGGAAGAACCTGGGCGAGTACCCCAGTCGGAAATTAGCAGAGGAAAGGCTGAGATTAGTAGAATACTTCAAGCACGCGAAGAAGACCAAGCGTTAACCTCTCGTCACAAGGACGCAGATACCGCATACAACGCATGGAACAAGGGTAAGAAAAAGTTTTTCAATCTCTTTGACAGAAACGATGCGGCTGCACTACGCAGAATGCTAGAGAATGGAGAGTTCTTACCTCAAGAGGAGCGTGTATGGAACAGGATTATTCTAGCAAGTGAAGCCAGAAGAAAGCAAAGTCCTAATGAAAAGTATTTCAACATAGGTAGAGGGGTTACTGGCTACAAAGCGGCAGTAAAAAATGCTGGAATGCCATACACCCGTAGTGCAGGTATGACTACAGCCGTTGGGCTAGAAGGTCCTGTCGCCGTGATGCTTCCTATCCAGAGAGAATCGCTAACAGGACGCGGACTAGAGGATAGATACACCGCACAAGGAACAGCGTACCACGAAATCTTCCATAAGATATTCTCCAAGCATTTCGACGACAACCCAATGGACTTTAATCAGTTCAGAAAATTGGTTATCCGAAGAATGTCTGAGTCCGACGTAAAAGAACTCAATGAATTTGCAGACAGATACAGCGAGGAAAGCAAGCCGTCTGGAATAGGTGCGTACAGGTCAGAGGAATTCATGGTGCAGTTAGGTGCGTTGTTAGGGTCTGAGAGGATACAGTTCCAGGCATCTATGCTTGAGGAAATCAAGGCGTTCCTCAACGCCCTTGTAGGGAAACTAACAGGACAGCGTGTACAGATATTTGAAGACGCTGCATTGGCTAAAGATGTTGCCGCATATATGCAAGGGATGTCTAAAGCAGTAGCGGCAGGAGCAGATATAGGTCGGGTAGAAATGTCAGAGCGCCTCCAAGGAGAGAGATTCCAGAGAGTACCAGCAGAAATGGAGGCAGTTGTAGAAAAGGATGAATACGGCTTCGACATATTGGGTGAGGAGGCTACGTTTAGAGAGGTTACTCCAGCAGGAAACCGAGCAGGAATTCCAGACCCAGAAAACTACGACAAAACATTCGATCCAGTTGAGAAACTACTCAACACCATACGTCCTAGATTGAATGAACTACTGGTTCGTTTAGAGAAGACGTTAGGTGTAGACAGACTACGTGCAAACAGACGTGATATCTTACAGGCATTAGAGGTTTCTGAATCCATCAATGTACAACACATCAACAGGTTCTTCCTTGCACTACGAGGTGTCAATAAAATCGTAAGCAAGATGTCGCCAGAACAAAGAGAGGAAGTTGCTGGGCTTGCTAATGATTATTTGTTTAGCGAGAACGCAGACACACGCAGGGCGGCACTAGAATCCCTTAATAGTATAGACGAAAACATAGGCATTGAACTAGCCAGACTAGCCGCAGTTCGTGAATCACTACAGGAGATGATTCAAAACAGCGCTGTGTTCGGTCAGTTGACGGAGGATATGCGTGAAGCCATCAAGGACAGAACATCCTTCTATGGTACGCGTACTTACCGAGCGTTTACTGACCCGAACTGGAAGTTTGACATTGAACTGAAAAGAGCAGCCGAGAAAGCCTTGGTAGAATTAGAGGTCGAAAAAAGAATACAAGAAATTCTTGACGACCCGGACAGTGATGCGGCGCAAAGAATATCGGAACAACCTGGAGGTGATCCAACGAATGAGACTCATGTTGGAATATACGTTGAGACCGAGGAGTTAGGTAAAATAAAAACAAAAGTAGGAAACTACTTAAGAGAGTTAGAGGGGGCGTCAGCGGCAAACAGGTCTAAATATGGAGATGGACTTGAAGGTTCAAGGGTATTGGGTAAACTGAGAATCCCAACGAAGAAACTCAAACAGCGCAAAGACTTGCCTATTGAGTTGATGGAATACCTGGGCGTAGAGAAGGACCCGTACATCAAGTTCAGCCAGACAATCGCAACACTCGTTAATATGACACAGCAGTTTACGCTGTCTGATAGAGTGAATGAAATTGCTCAGCGCAGTAACCTAGGTGATTTGATTATCAATCCATCGGTATGGAAGAACCTTGAGAAGAACGTCAAGGAAGACTTTAAGGTTGATGAGAACGGTGTCCTGTTGGAGCAACCAATGAGTCTTGGTGATATCATTCAACTCGGTAGAGATATTGGTGCCATTGAGTCCGGAGAATCTATCGCTGAGTTCTACGAGAGAATAGGCGCTACAGAATTCCTAGACGAAGAAGGGAATGTATCTACAAAAAACAGAAAGGAACAAAGAGGTCTCGTGCTAGGGGAGGTATATGATTACTTCCAGAAAAACTACACCAAGATTGACCAAGTAAAATCTCCGATGTACAACAAGTATGTGAAGAACGACTTTGTTGGTATGTTGAAGATGACTCCGCTGTATAATGCGGAGGAGAACCAAAAGTTCTTGCAGGGATACTACCGGTTGCTATTGCAGATGCGTAGAGTAAGAGTATTGTACAACCTACCCACTTGGAGAAAGAACATTATGGGTGGTTGGTACTTCTTGGCCGCAAACTTTGTGCTTCCTTACGGTAAGGAACGCGGAGGATTAACGGTGATGAAAGACTTGAAGAACCGCTTTAAGAAAATGAAAGAGGGACAAGTCGATCCAGAACTAGAAGTAGTGCTAAACAGAATGGGAGAACTAGGTTTGCTTGGTTCTTCTCCAAACATGGCGTTGTTCGGGGACATCAACGATTCCTTCATGGCGATGGTTAACGGACAGAACGCGGATACAGCGTGGGGATGGTTGCCAGGAAAGATTAAGGAAGCCAACAACAAGTTAGGACAGAAGGCGGCACGTGTTGCATACCAGTACGGTTTCATTGATGACTATACCAAAATGATTGCCTACCTCACAAAGCGTGAGAACTTTGCTAAGCGCCTTGAATCTAATCCAGATGGTAAGGCATACAAGGACTTGAGTGAAGCGCAGAAACAACAAGTAGACTTAGCCGTAGCAGAGCGTATCAAGCAGAACATGCCTACGATGTCTCGTATTCACCCAGCATTTCGCCACTTGTTTAAGTTGCCTGCTGGAGATTTCCTTTCGTTCCGTGTTGAAGCCTTCCGTAGTTTCTTTGGAATCTACAAGAACGCCATTGAAGATTTGCGTGAGGCAGCAACCAACAAGAACCTTACCGAATCACAGCGTAACGCATACCTATTAGACTCAGTGGGTACATTGAGTATGGGACTTATGCTTGCGGGATTATCTAAGTACGGATACCAGGCGTTAGCGGGTATGCTACTCAAGGACGATGAGGAAGAAGAACTAGGAATGCAGGCGCGTGGTGCTAACTATATCCTACCTCCTTGGATGCAGGGCGCAAACATCGTCGCTGTAGACATGGACAAGAGTGGTAAGATTCGTTTTGCCAACATGAGTTCGGAAGATCCATACGACGAGATACAAGGTCTTATCTATGGGCGTAACGGTATTACTAGAAGTGAATCGTTAATGAATATCGCGGCCGACTTCAAGGACCCTAACCTTGCTGTGCGATTATTGGTGAACCTAGCGGAGGGGAAAGATAGTTACGGAAGACCTATCCTTAACAACGAGGACGTGAACTGGTTTAACAGATACATCATCGGTCCTTCACTCACCGAATGGTCGGATGCGTATGGCTCTTATATATTCAAGGAGACATTCATTCCACCCAACATGAACTACATCGCTCGTGAATACAGAAAGCGTATGGACGAAGCCAAGGAGAATCCAGATATAGAACTCCAGCCACTAGCAACAGCAGGGCAGTTGTCAACAGCGCTATTGTTCCGTGACTATCCGGTGGATATTCCTCGACAGTTCTATTATAATATGCAGGAGCAGAACTTCCGCACACCATACAGCGAACTTTCAGAAGACAGAAGGGTGATGCGTCAAGCAAGGTTGGACGAGGTAAAACAAGCCTATCAATTTGTAGTCAACTACGGAACCAAGTTTGGGAATCCAAAGATGATTAGCAACGTAGAGAACACCATCAAGAAAACGTTTAACAAAAGCCCAGACGAAATGCTGTACATCATTTACGGCATCGAACTTCCAGGAGCAGAATAGTATATTTGTAGGATGAAGTGGACAGAAATCTTTAAGGATAGCAACGACTGGAACGAGAAAACCATCATTGGTTTCTTGTCGTTTGCGGTAATGGTAATCGTGATGGTTGCCGATGTAGCAACAGGGGCTTTTGGTAAGGACCTTCCTGTTAATGAATTCATCTATAACAGTTTTGTTATAGTAACCCTCGGTAGCCTAGGCGTGGCTGGCGTGGAAAAATTTGCAAAGAAATGACAGAGACAGATATGAAAGTAATGTTATTGAACGCAAGCACGTTCGTTATTACTTTTGCTGAAATAGAAATGGCATTAAAGATTGCGCTGTTGCTTATCTCTATTGGATACACCGCACAGCGATGGTACTTGATGCACAAAGAAAGTAAGAATGGCTAAGATCGGAGAGGATACAGAAATCACACTTGACCTAAAGACCATAGTTATAGTAGTAGCATTCTTAGTATCCTTAATCGGGATGTGGTTCACCCTGCAAAAAGATATAGACCTTGCAAAAGAACTTCCGGAACCAAACATATCACGCACAGAGTATGACCTTAAAGACCAGATGGTACGCGATGCCATCATGCGTACACAAGAGCAGGTTGAGGAGATAGGTAAGGATGTTAAGGTCATTGATGAACGCCTCTTTGAAATTCAACAGAAACAAAAATGAGAACACTGCTATTCTTTTTGCTACTGTCCATTCCTTCCTTCGGTCAGAACGCTTTGATTCACATCAATGCGGAATTCAATAAGTCGAACGATTGGTATGGCCTTGAAATTATTGAAGGCATCAAAGTATACAATGGTTACATTGATCAGAACCCCGCTATCCAAAAGAAATACAAAATCACCAAGGTTCCTACCCTTATACTCTTTAGAGACGGAGAGGAAATAGAGAGATGGGAAGCAGGGCTGGACATGAAACTGCACATCACTAGTAGCGAGGTGCAAAAAGAAATAGATAGTTTGTAATGAAATGGCCGGTCGCGTTAATCACCATAGCCTTATTGAGTTCCTGCAGCGCTCAGTGGCACCTAAAGAAAGCAATCAAGAAGGACCCGACACTACTCCAGACGGACACGATTGCTATTGTGGATACGGTTGTGACGCCACCTGTTACTTTGACGGACACGGTGACGTTGCGTACACAGGACACCCTGGTTATTCAAAAGGATAAACTCAAGGTCAAGATTGTAAGATCATTTGATACTATCATGGTCGATGCCATCTGTGAATCCGACACCATCGTAAGAGTAGTAGAAGTACCTGTGCCGTCCCTCGTTATGAAGGACAGCGACAGGTGGTACAACAAGGTTTACAAGTTTTCTTTTTACTTGCTGTTACTTCTTCTTTCTGCACTCGTCGTATATAGGAAATTACTTTCCTAATTAGGAACCGCAAGCCTCGCAATCTTCTGGGTTTTCAATGTTGCAAGTTGGCTGTTCAGCGGACTCAAGTTCCGCTACGAATTTGTCGAAGTCTTCCATAATGAGCGATAAAAAAATAGGTTGTGCCCCACAGAATTGTGAGGGAGAACGAAGATACGAAACCTCTACCTTATGGTTTCAATTCGTAATAGGGTGAGTATGCGGTTCTTACCTTCCAGGACCTTACTTCCTCGGGAGAGAAATCGGCGAATATGTATTCTTCTGGCGAGGTGAATAGAATAAATAGAACCACCTGTGACTTCTCTCTATCCATCGCAGGCTTGTTTGCCTTGAAGGTTTCTTCACAAGTCTTAATGCTGAGGTGATGTTCTTTCTTGTCAGACCAGATGGTCATGTCTGGATCGTCCTTGACGTTCTTGGTTTGCTTTAACAGCGATGACACTGCATACCTACTTATCTCTGGTGTAATCTCGAAGCGGTATCTAATCAGTAACTCTCCTAGTATACCAATGTACTCTGTGTAGTACTCTCTAGATACCTCGCCTAGTAGTATAGACTTCTTTGTGCCCTTGCGCTGTTTGTGTGTTCCTTCATACCGTTCCCTATTAGCGTCTATCCTTCTAATGGTTAGGTCGTTGGCGTAGTGTTTTAGGTAAGACGGTATAGGAAACTTTTTCACGACAGTCCTTTTAGGCGTTCTTTATTTATGGTGGATAGGTCGTAATGCTTTTTGCAGTACTCGTATAGGTTGTTGCCCAACTCCCACGCCTTAGTCAATGTCATGCTCTCTACGGCCTCTTTCCATTCCTTTGGAGTACTACATAGAATGCCGGTCTTTCCGTGCTGTATAACCTCCTTATATGGCGTTACGTTGGATGCTATGATTGCAGTACGAGTGAACCCTGCTTCAACCACTTTCAGTTCTGACTTGCACTTGTTGAACGTAGAGTTCTTCAAGGGAGAAAGAGAGACATCGAAGAACTTGTACAACTGTGCGTACTGAGTGATGTCCACAGGGTTCATTCTATACTTTGCTTTTAATCTTTCTGGATAATCCATAAGGGCCATGCTGTATAGTTCATAGTCCTCGAATGTCATGCCCATCATGTCAAGGTCTTTCTGGTGCCCGTTTGCACCAAGGTATCCGAACCTAACCTTATAGTCTAGACTAACATCTTTATCAGCGTCTCTCCACTGTTTCTCTTTCTGATAGATGGTGTTAGGTATTACACGGTAAACAGCGTCGGGGTTAATCTTCTTCATGCGCTCTGCGAGGTAGGCAGATGGCGTCCATATCTCGTCAGCAATCTTGATGCTTTTCTTAATGGCGTGTGATTCTACCTTCTCGTAGTGTTCGCGTGCTGGATTATCTTTAGGTAGTACCCAATAGTCGTCGTTGTCTAGGATTAGTTTAACGTCGTTGTCTACCAAGAATTGTTTGAATGCCTTGTGATCGGACACACTGAATCGCCTTGAGCCAACTAGGTTCTTTACCTTAGTCAAATCAAAGTCCTTTAGGTCATTAAAGTTCTGAAAGAAGTGCACCTCCAATCCCTCCTCCTCTTTGAGTCGAAGGAAGGGAGTCATCAATCTATGGTAGTTAATACCGCTTAGACCGTCAAGATAAATCAGCGTCATCATAATACTCCAACAGCGCCGAGCGAATGAAATCAAACTCGGTGTCTATGTCTCTCTTGTATTTACGGATGGTGTTGTGTAAGCGTTCGGCATCTGTCCTCGGTTCACCACTGTTGGTGTGAAGACTCTCGTATAGTTCTGTCGCCGCTTCCTGCATTCGTGAGGTTGCCAGGAAGTAAACCTTACTCAACCAATCTGTATCCATGTGCTTTTATAGTTGCTATGAACGCGTCCTTGGGAACTTCCGCATCGTAAGTTGTTGACTGTGATGTGAAAAATCTAGGGCTGTCGTCGTTAATATACTCATGCTTTCGTAAATAATCAGCAAGAAATTTACTACAACATATAGCATTGTCAACATCAAACCTACAATTGTAGCGAACATGTATAGACATAGATTCCATGTGGAACTTATCAAAGCCTTCAAGGGCTTTCTCGATTTCGCTCCAGTACTCTGCCTTGTACTTTTGTCGTACCGTGTAGTGACGTCCCGCATAAAATTTATTAAGCGAAGGTGGCTTAGGTAGTTCCAATGATATTTCTTCATAATCATTCACATTCTAATATAAGTCTAAAGTACTATCCTTGTATGCTAATGGTTGAAAACTTTTGTTTCCGGTCGCTAGCCCACTAAAACCGGTACGTGAACTGTTGATTTCTAGTATGACAGGATCGTCCCAAGGGGTGGGTGCGCCACCTGTTTCTTGGTTACGCTGTTTGCGGACATGAATTTCCGTGCGTATGCGTATAGCGTGCTCTGGAGACTGAACCTTTCTATGGAACGTGAGGAACGAATCGCAGCGGTTCACGAACTTACCGCCTCCTTCAGTCATCGCCGCATTAGGAGCGATAGGCAAACCATCGTCTCCTTTGATACGTTGTGCCTCAGTGATAGAGTGAGTGTTCAACCATATCGCCATGTTGTTGTTGACGCTAAACGTCAGCAGTTCTGAGGCCGCTTCATAATGGTACTCGTGAGAGGACAGTTGCGAACTCTTAGATATGGTTGTCTTAAGCGAGTTGTATGGGTCAATTAAGAAACCATCGTATGGTTCTTGTCGTATAAGTTTTTCTGCAAACACCAATAGGTCGGTGTAACTGTAGGTCTGTGCATTACTAATGACAGTAAAGTGTTGGTTTACCCACTTGTATGCAGCAACACGTTCCTCGTAGTGCATCTCGCCGATTGGAACATCGACCAAGAACTCCATTAATCGCATCTTAATCGACGCTGTTTTGTTTTCTGAGGAGTAGATAATCCAACGCCATCCGTGCAACATAGAAGAACACACCATTAGATACAGCGCCATAGTAGTCTTACCTACGTTGCTGTGTCCGTTGATAATGGTAAATTCTTTCTTGAACAAGTAGTACTTGTCTAACTCGGGAAGCCCTGTAGTTAATCCCTTTGCAATTTTACCTGTAGCAAAATCGTTAATCCATTCAAGGTCATTGTGGTCAGAGGATATGAAGGACATATCCCCATCAAGGATACGCATCTCTCTACGAATCTTGTTCTCGTCATCAATAACCTCTCGGATAGGCATACCCTTTCCTTGCTCTATACCATCACGAATAGTACGGTGCGCTAGGTCCATGTCTTCTACGGTACCACGACGCGCAAGTTCACGCTGCATTACTCGTATGGCTTCTTCTTCTTCCATACGTCCGGCACTGATGTAACCACCACAAAGAACAGCGGCTCTTAGCAGAGTGGAATGCTTCTCTCCATCCGGCGCTTTGCGTATCATGCGAGCCACGATGTCTACCTTGTCGTAGTCGGTATATAAGTCCTGCTTAATAGCCTCTTGATGCTGGCTACCTTCCGATAGCATGGCCCCGAACTTCTTAGACTCCTCGTTGCTAATAATGTCTGGGTCATAACTTTCAAAACAAGCACGAGATACATTGATGCCCGATGGGTCTACCTCAAGACCATAGGTTCTATCGAAGTACGCTTGCAATGCACGGAAGTGGTCGCGATGTCTTTCGGGGTTGGTAATCTTTACCAATGCTTTCAGACCGTCTCCACTTGGAGACACCCAGCATGCTCGTATGAATTCATCTGTACCAAGCAGTGACTTGTAGTCGTTAACATCAACGTGATCGAAGTCAAGAACAATCAATCCGCTATGTCCTTCTATCTGACTATCCCTACGTCCTTTGAACACACCAGAGAACAGCGCAACAGGCAGTTCCTTTTTCATATCGGACTCGCCTAATCGTACTTGCTCTACCTTGTCTTTGCTTTTCCCTTCTTTGATTCTCTTTAGAGCGTCCTCTAGTTTTGTGTAGTGTGGACTGTCAATACTTTTGATTGACGGGAACATAGTAATGTTCTCACTTGAAGTGTTGGTCATAGTCTCTCTCTTTATAGTGCTCCGAATATCCGACAATCTTTTGAGATACCACACGGTACACTCTAAAATTTTCTTTCTTCGATGTCAGTTTCGTTTGTCCTTCTAAGAACTCTAATGCCTTGGCGTCTTTGTTTAAGTGGTGCATAGTCTTGGCCCTACTCACACATTCCAACTCTTTCCACTTGTGTATCGAGGACTTCTTTCCTCTGCGTGATTGCCACATCACATCAACTACATACCAATAGATTGGCTGTCCGTTTTTGGTGGCTTCTTTAATGTCGTATTCCCCCATTAGTAATTGAATGTTACGAAGTCTTTGTTGAATACAGTGCGTACCATATCCTTTGCGTCTTTGGATAGCAATACTTTGCCACCGCTTCCTGCGTTCTTCTTGGGTAATTCCACTTCGGGTAATCCCAATACATTAGATATGTACTTCCAATCTTCGTCAATGCTTTCTAATCGCATCACGTAATCGCAACGATAACCATCAATGAACGCCTGTTGTGTCGCTATGGTTTTGTGTTTACCCCCGGCCATCCAATCTCCGTGATGCCAGAACTGTATCATTGAGATAAAGGTTAGCGCTAAAGGCGCGGTAATCACCCTTTCTCCGTTGATTAATTCTGGCTTAGGCATCATGGCCACATCGTTCAGTATAGACCATGTGGTTTCTGCACGGTCCATTCTGTAATTGCAGTGATCCATATATCCGGATACAAACCAATCGTATGGATTCCGCACAGTTGTGAAGATGTAGTAGTCTTTAAACTTTTGGGGGTCAATCATTTTGGATAACAAGTGTAGACTTTCATGCCCGTATGGCGGTGTATAATTATCTGAATACATACAGTACGGGTCTAACTTAACGAAGGCATCCTCAATAGAGGTGCTACCTGTCTTAGGTATCCTCACATAGATACAGCGATACTTGTCAGAGACTATCATACTTCCATTGTATTCACCACATGTACTATCTCGTAGTTACCCAATGTGTTTGGGTTGTCAGTATACAACACTACCCGGTAGTTCAAGTCTAAACCTATGTTACACTTGTGTTTAAGCAATTGGTCTACGATGGCCTTACCTTCTAGGTACTTGTTAGCGTAGAGTTCATTGACCCGTTTACCATTGCTAAGTATCTCCATGTACATCTTGTGGTTGTTTAGGTTTGCAATCACGGTAGTGTGATGACGATTAAACAAACCACCAAGGTTAGCCATCGTCAATGTAGAGTGCTCACGCAGATATGCGAACACCATACATCGTGCCTCTACTAACGGCCTGTCTCTACGATTGAGGTACAACTTCTGCTTCTCCACCCTGTTGAGGTCAGAGAATACATCAATGGCTTCTTGGATTGCTGATTGCTCAATGCTTCGTATCATTCGATACCCTCTGCTTTTAATTCGTGCGTCTTGAATCATTTGTCTAGGATAATTCGTTTGTAGTATTCGGGCGCTACCCTTTTAATTTCTCTGTAGTACTCTGCTTCTGCTTCACGCAACTTGCCCTTAGTAACAGCGTCTCCATTTGCTCCGGTACCGAATTGTGTGTGGAGAAATGCTAGTGATTCTAATTGCTTGTCTACGTGCGCGCGTACAGCAGGGCACATCTTAGCGCGCGATGCGCTCTTACATACTTTTTCCATATTGTGCTGAGTTTGGATTTACTTCAAAGTGGGAACCGAAAGGGTCTGGAGAAACCCTAGCGTCCAGGGCGTAGATGTCACGCTGCTCAAAGAACACTAGGTACTCTCGTTCCTCCAGGAAACTAGCCATGTCTAGGGCTTGCTTAACATGACAATGCTCCACCTTAATTAGGTTAGGGCGATGTGGCCCTTCGTATATGACTTGTTCTAATATAACTCTATCGTGTCCCTCGGTATCTATCTTTAGGAAATCTACCTTTGGTATCGGTGCACTGTTGAGCACGTCTTGGTATGTGATAGTTACTGCTTCTATCTTGTCCACCAAGTGTTTGTTCTGTGGTATAACATACTCGTCAAACGAACTCATACCTGCAAAGTCGTGGTCTCTGTCCACTACTTCCTGCTTGTAGACATTCATACTCCGCATACCAGGCGTAACATCTACTGCTGCGTTAACATAGGACACGTGTTCGTATCGTTCAAGAGAATCTAGATACCTCTTTACCGGCTCTACGATTATACCTCCCCATCCTTTCTTTCCTAGTCGGTTGAGCGTAGCAAAATCGCAACTGCCTATTTCTATAAACCATTTAGTAGGCTTCATAGAGTACTTCTTCTTCGGTGTAATAATGCTCCGGAGCCATGTAAATCCACGGCGAAAGAATAGCATTGTGATAATTAAACCCATCTCTGTTTAGCCCTGTGCATAGGACGTTCTTTTGTTTACGCTCATACCAATCCGGATGCCCTTCAAGCATGTCGAGTGCGTTGAGTGTATCCTTATCTACCAAGTAGACCTCTACCATTACTCTCTTACCTATGCCTGGCTTGTCTACCAAGAATGGTAGGCCCGATCCGTGTACCACTAGAGGA